ATAGGGCAATCTACAAGCCCATGCTCTGTCATTGGCTAGATATTTGTCAAACGGTTGGAATTGTTGTCCCATCCATTCTTCTAGCAAGATAGATTTAAATCCAGTGCAGTCTATCCAAAGGTCAGTTTGTGGCAAAATAGATCCGTCAACACACATAATTTGTGTGATATTGCCTTGATGATCTTTCTTAAAACTATGTATATCGTTGATGATATGTTTTACACCATTAGGAATTGCAATAGTATTTTTTAAATACTGACCAAATAATTGTGCATCGAGATGATAGGCAGTGTCATATTTAAAATCATAATTTCTTAGAATCTTTTTTTCATCTCTAGTTTCTTTAGCATACTTGGCCAGTAGGGTATTTCCCGTGCAATAAAATTCTGCAAAAGTATTAGGTGTATATTCTTCAGGATAAAGTGTGGCTAGTTCAGACCATGCTTGTAGCCCGTGAGGCTTATCTGTAAAATCTAAGCCAGAACTAAATGGATATTCAAAAAATGAGCCATCGTTTTCTCTAAAGTTTGTAAAACGAATTGAATTTTTGTAAGTGGCATTACATGCTGCCATCCAATCTTCATCTTTAAGACCTAATAATTGTAAAAATTTATTAATATGTCCTAGTGTGCTTTCTCCAACTCCTACTGTTCCTACTTTTGAAGACTCTACTACAGTAATTTCTAAGTGTTTACACAATTTAGACAGAGCTGCGGCTGTCATCCAACCCGAGCTTCCGCCACCAATAATTGTTACTTTTTTGATTTGCATGAATATTCCTTATACCAATGGTGATGTATTTATATGCGCATTTTTTGATGGAAATAAAAAAAGGCATCCAAAGATGCCTTTTCTTGTTCTAGAGCAAATTATCTGCCTTGGTAGCCCTTCCAACCCGGATATCTTACCCAAGAAGGTAATTCAGCAGTTGACGGAACGGGTTGACGATCCGCACTTGGCTCTGTAGTTGCCATCGCTCGAATATATTCTTCATTGGTCATTAAGAACTTATCGCCAGTAGCTTTTGGAATCATAGATTTAACCATCACTTGATGCTGAAACCATTCGCTGTTTGTGTCTAAAACACCATTCTCTTTAATGGCATCAAAGATCATTCCTAACTGTGCTCCGACTTCTCCGTAGGCAACTTTACGTGCTACTTCGTTACTAGTAAATGGTCCGTCTCTTTCTACCCAAACCATCTTTTGTTGTCCTGGGCTCCATTCTAAAGTCCAGTCCATGGTGATGTCGTCCGGAGCATCTACCCATGCCATTGTGGCGCCAGGGCCTTCGTAAATTTCATGATCTTCGCCAGGTTCTACGATCTGAGAAACCCAGCCTTGATATCCCACTAATGCTTTTTTCATAACTTTTAATCTCCCAGATTATTTATATTCTTCAACTACTACTATTCCCGGACGACCGTCAGATCCTCTATGTCCGTGGAAATAACCACCCGTTCCGCCTGTGCCCGGAGCACTATGAGCCTGGTGATTGTGTGAAAAGTGACCCCCTTGTGGGTGTCCGCTTGGTGCAGGTCCGCCAAAGTGGCTTGTTCCGCCTGGTCCAAAACTGTGATGGTGTGAGCCGCCAGAACCAGTGTGTATGTTTAAATCACCACCGCTGGCACCTCCGCTAACACCGCCCGAGTGCTGATTTTGTCTATTAGCACCGTGGCCGCCTTGAGCACTGGCATAAGGTCCAAATGATGCATAGTCTCCGTTTCCGCCTGCATTGGCATAATACGTGCCACCGCCACCGCCACCGACATATACAGACACAGATGAAATACCGCTAACATCTAATACACGCTCGGCGTATCCGCCAGCTGCACCAGATTCGCCGTGACCAGATCCGCCGCCTCCGGCCGCTTGAACTTTTACTCTAATATATCTAACGCCACTTGGTCTATTCCAAGTTCCGCCTCCTGTAAATACCTGCATACCAGAAAAGCCTGCTACTGCATATTCTAGGCCGTTGTTAGATGAGTTAGTTCTTAACATGGTGTTTGAACCACCGATACTAGTTAAACCTGTTCCGCCTTTTGATATTGGTAGGGTTCCAGTCACTGTCGATGACGCAAGGTTTACAGCCGAGCTAGCCATTTTTCCAGAAGTAACTGCTCCGGCGGTGATGTCTGCATCAGGAATAGATCGATCTGTGATCTGACTAGTGCCGATCTGCAAATCAACGATTGCTGATCCTGTTAAATTTTTTAGTGTCTGATAATTAAATGGCATTTTTCTACTCTATTAATAATATTCTGTAACTACGATAATTCCAGGCCTTCCATCGGAACCTCTGTGTCCACTGAAGTAACCGCTGGTTCCACCAGTTCCTGGAGCACTATGTCCTTGATGATTATGAGCAAAATGTCCGCCTTGTGGATGGCCGCTCGGTGCTGCGCCTCCAAAATAAGTTGAACCGCCCATGCCGGACGATCTTTGTTCGTGTCCGCCGCCTGCGCCACCGTATAAATTCAAATCACCGCCAGAACCGACACCTGGCAATCCGCCGTTATGATTATTATGTCTATTACATCCATGACCACCGCCTGCAGATACATATGGTCCAAACGAACTGCTTGCTCCATTACCGCCTGCGTTATTATAATATGTGCCACCGCCACCACCACCGATTGTGATGCCTACTGACGGTATTCCAGTTACATCTAATACACGTTCAGCATATCCACCAGCTGCGCCGGACTCTCCGTGGCCACCGCCACCGCCACCACCTCCCTGGACTTGAACTTTGATATATCTTACACCGCTAGGTCTATTCCAAGTTCCGTTACCGGAAAACACAACCATACGATATATTCCGGTAGGTGCAAATTCTAAAGCATTATTTCCCGAATTAGCTGCTAAAACTCTAAAAGATCCAGGTAAAGAAGTTAATGCTGTTCCTCCTTTGTTAACTGGCAACGTTCCAGAAACAGAAGCCTGTGTAACATCAACAGATCCTGTTCCCAATTCGCTTGATGTGATTGTTGAATTCGCTAGTTTGGCATTGGTAACTGCGTTTGTAGTAAGATCTGCACCAATAATGGCGTTATTAACCAATGCCGCTTGGCTTATATTTTTTAGTGTTTGATAATTAAATGGCATCGATATCTCTCTTAATAAAAACTAGTAACAACAACTAGACCAGGACGTCCGTCTGAACCTCTATGTCCATGAAAGTGAGCACCTGCGCCGCCTGTGCCTGGAGAACAATGAGTTTGGTGATTATGAGCAAAGTGGCCGCCTTGTGGATGACTGCTCGGAGCACCGCCTCCCCAGAATGTGTCTGCATTTGATTGAGCACTATAAGCATGGTGACTAAATCCGCCACCTTGATGTAGATTTAAATTTCCACCCGATCCAACACCACTAACTCCACCGCTATGTTGATTCTGTCTGTTAGCACCATGTCCGCCACCTGCGGAAATATATGGGCCAAATCCAGCGTAGTCTCCGTTGCCGCCTGCATTGGCATAATACGTGCCACCACCGCCACCGCCAACATAAACAGATACTGATGAGATTCCAGTAACATCTAAATAACGTTCTGCATATCCTCCGGCACCGCCACCTTCGCCGTGGCCTGATCCGCCGCCACCTGCTCCCTGAACTTGCACAAGAATATATCTTACTCCACTTGGTCTATTCCACGTTGAACTTCCTGTGAAAATTTGCATTCCCTGTATACCGTGAGGATTAAATTGTAAATTTGAACCATCACTGTATAATGCTTGGTATGCTCCTCCTAAAGAGGTTACATTAGTTCCGCCTTTATTAATTGGCATCGTTCCTGTAGTGGTCGACGATCCTAAATCTACAGCGCCGGAACCTAATTTTCCAGAAGTAACGTTACCTAATTGAATCTTTGTGCCTGTTACAGCACCGTCGGCAAGATCTACAGAATCAATAGAGCCGTCAACGATAGCTTGATCGGTTAAGTTTTTTAATGACTGATAATTGAACGGCATTCTTTATTCCTTAGATAGCTTCTAGTAACCAACCTCTTGTTGCATCATAATAAACCATTCTGACACTAGCACCGTTGGTGCTAATAACCATAGTGTCTAATTGACGCATAATTCGCCCACCATTTGGATTGACTGTGCAGTTATTTGTTCCAAATGTTCCTGCTACATCAGTGATTTTTACAAAATCTCCTGGGTTCGGACTAGCGGGAAGTGTTATAGTCACTGCCGCACTGGTGGTATTTACCCAAAATGATCTGTTAGCAACTACTGTTTGGCTTGAGCTAACATCTACTCTTTGGTAGTCGCCAACTGTGACCCACGAACTGCCGTTGTAAATTTCTAACTGACCTGTTGATTGATTATAAAAGGTAACTCCTGGGTTTACCGCAGTTGGTCGTTCAGCAGTCGTCCCCATGATATTGGCAGACATTGTTGCCTGAATACCTAATGATACTATTCTTCCCATGTTTTTACGCTCCTATTAAGCTGTTGATGTTTCGATACCATACACCACAGCAGAAACGTTGATAGCACTTGAACGCACTACAATCAATTTTCCAGCATCTAATACTAGACCTGTTCTTTCTAAAACACCGTTAGCAGTTATCTGAGCATCATATTCGATAAACTCAGCATTGCCTGGTGTTGAAGTAGTCGCTACTGCGATACGAACCGCTGCTGCTGTTGCGCCTCTGTTACATAAGTTCACAGAAACTACAGCAAACGTGTCCGCTGGACAGGTATAGACCGTAGTATTTGTTGCTGCTGATAGGTCTGCTGTTCCTAATCTTCCTGTTGCCATTTGTTAATCTCCATTATCTATTATTTAAAAAGTAGTTCCAAGCTACTGGGTATCCT